ATTGTTTCTGGGAATCTGGTGGCGGGCACCCTTGGAGATGATGGATGGGGTATTAACCGTTCACTTCTTTTAAGAATTCAAGTTTATGATAATGACGGAACAGCCCAGTATCTTGATAATGGAGGTTTGGGAAAAGACTTTTATATTCCTGCGGGAACAGGAGCGTCAGGTCAAGCCGCAGCAATCAGATCAGTTGTTGGTGGAGGTTTAGACGCTGATAAAGTAGGAGTATTTGACGGAGGTAGTCCTACTACGGTTCTGGGTCTTTCAGGAGCTATTGTAGGTGCTTTTGCAGGTTCAGGAGCTTATATGTCCGTCTCTGCTTGTGAGGGAACGAGTACTTTTGATGAAGCATACGGAGTTTCTGCTTTAAGGGCAGCTAGTTCAATCAATAACACTGGAGCCTCGTATGGGACTTCTGGAGGATATGTTAGTGCTTGTAAAGTTTATGGGGCTTCTATCATGAATACAGGAACTAATTCTACAGCTTATTCTATTGTTTCCATTCATCCTGGTGCTGGATATAATGGAGGAACTAAATCTGACGGTACTACAAGTGGTAACTCAATTACTTTAGGTGGGTTAGGCAGCCAAAACTTTAATGTTATTGTAAATCAGGATGGTATTTCTGATGAACAGTTCAAATGTAGTTTGGTTGGATCAGGAACCTTCATTGAAGAAGTAATTAATACAGGTGAAACAGATCTTAAATCTGAGATTATTAAAGGTAATCTTGTAAAAGATGATGTAGATGCCACGGTTACAGAGTTAACTAATTTTGGAGGAGATACTGGAACTCTAGTAGGGGCTACAACCTTTAATATGACTACTCGATGGTTGAATCAATTGGAGAGTGATCAGGGGGCCGATGGTACTCCTGTTTCCTTGAATGTAGAGGAATCGACTAATGGATGTAGATGGAACAAACTTATTCAAGACGCTGCTAAAAATATGGCAGGCGGCGATAATGGTACGGGATCAGACTCGGCTAATAACACTGCATTAATTGGTAATGCTAATGTAGTTCCTAAGACAGGAATGCAATCATTAGATGAAGATCAATTGAATATTGGAATTGCTCTTATTCCTGGGATTGCGAATCAGAGTGTTCAGAATAATCTTATTACTCTAGCGGAGGGTACACAAAATTTCATAGCATTAGTTGCTCCACCCTATGCAATTGGCCCTCCTCAAGATGCAATTGATTGGACTAATGGGCAGTCAGCGAGTACTGCTGGGTCACGAACTGCTGCTATAAATAGTTCTTACGCAGCCGTGTACTATCCTTGGGTAAAAGTATTCAGTGTTTTTGATGGTAAAGATCGTTGGTTTGACCCAACTATTTATGCAGCACGCCAGATGGCATACACTGATACTGTAGCTGATAGTTGGTTTGCTCCTGCTGGATATCGTAGAGGACGCCTTACAAAGCCAGTGGAGACAGAGGTTAAATTAAATCAAGGCGATAGAGATGCTCTTTATAGTGGTGGAAATGTTGTTAATCCAATTGTAAACTTCCCACAACAAGGTATTACTATCTGGGGTCAACGTACTACTCAAAGATCTCCCACATCACTTGATAGAATCAACGTGCGTAGGCTAATGATCTATATAAGAAAGATAATTCTTGCATCTACCAGAAGATTTGTCTTTGAACCCAATGATGAATTCACTTGGGCTCAGATAGAGGGAGTATTGAATCCCTTCTTGGATGATATTCGTAGAAGGCGTGGGATTACAGAATTCCGTGTTGTTTGCGATAAGACAGTAAATACACCGTTAAGGATTGATAGAAATGAGTTATGGACTAAGGTACTTATTAAGCCTACCAAGACTGCCGAGATCCTTATCTTTGAAATTAACCTAACTAATCAATCGGCACAGTTAGGAAGCTTATAGGAGTTTAATTTATGGCAACATCATATTATAAGGACAAATACGGTCGTAATTTCACCCCAGGTCAGGGGCTACCTACGATCTCCACAGACTTAGATTCAGTTCGAGCATACCAATTTGAAATTCATTTCTTTGGTTTACCTGCTGAGGTAACTAATCAGACTGATCTAACTTTAGCTGCAAAGAAAATTACAGGGGCTGAAATCAATGTTGAACCTATGCCTATTGATAGGGTAAACGATAAGGTATTCTATCCTGGCCGACCAACTCAAGGAGATTTAGTTGTTACATTTGATAACTTATATCTACGAGAAACAGCTAGTGATTTATGGAAATACTTTACTTCCATTTACGATCCTATTACAGGGGAAATGACTAAGAATTCTCAACCTGGGGGAGTCGCAGGACAAACTTTCAAGGCTGAGAAAGTAGAGATTGTTCAATTGGATAATACTCTAGTCCCTCACTCTACCTTAGAACTTTATGGAGTTTGGCCTAATAAGTGGAGTGCTGCTGAGTTTAATTACTCTACCAATGATTTCCATTCGATAGAAGTTACATTCAAGTATGATTTCATGCAACAGTATAACTACTCACTTGGAACTCCTTAAACAAAAAGTAATGTAAAAATATAGGGCTCAGTCTACAAATTTAGACTGGGCCTTCTCTGCATCCCCGCTTACCTATCTTAGTGAAGAGAAAGCGAAGCCTAAGAAGGCGAAGAAAGCAGCACCAAAAGCAGCCCAGGAGACCCCCGAACAAAAAGAAAAGAAGGCTGAAGGAGAAGCCCAGAAGAATGCGATAGCTTCGCTTGAGACTCTTACTTCTCAAGCTCCTCAAGTTCCTCCTGATATTACCCGTACAGATGAGTGGGTAAATCAGAAAGTGCCTCCCGTTCGTATGTTTAATTCAGATGGAACTATAAACCTAGAGGGGGAGGAAACTAATTATAGAATTTATGGAAGTAAGGGGTCTGAAACAGTCTACGGTAGACAAGAAGGTGTATCTCCACACACACTCACGGGAAAAAGAGATGTAGCGAAGGGAGATATAATAGTTCAAGGATGGAATGGTAGAACAGCCATAATAAAGGGAGGAGTCACGCTCGATAAGTTTGATAAATTTGCTATGACCCTTTTAGGTGAAAAAGCAGGAGGAGAAGGGGCTGATAGTGATGAAACTGATGATAGAGAGCAAGGCATCATAGATGCTGAAGCACGATTAGAAGAGTTAACAAATAGAATCGGGGGAGGAGAAGCACGCAAATTAATAGACGCCGAAGCTGCTAAAAATTATAATGGGGTTGCGGCTTTAGTTCCTCCTGACGTTAGAGAAGAATTAGTAGCCGAAGCAAAAAAATTAGTTGGGGACGCTGCTACAGAACAATACCAGAACCAGTTAAAAATTATAGATAAATTCTGTCAATCTCAGAGGGATGGTGGGGGAGAGATTCCAGAAGATTTACAGCATGCGTGTAAACAATCCTTACAATATGTAGCAGGAGGATTTGCAGGAAGTTTAGAATATAAATTAGCATATGGAGAAACAGTATGTATAGATCCTGACACAAGTAAGGTAGGAGGTACATGCCAGCCGACTGTAGGACTTAAGGATCAGGTTGCGTACTCTGCTACTAAATTATTGGACTTTCTTCAACCGTCTAGTGAAGACGCAAAGTGTGATAATATTAGGTATTATGTGGGGAAGGCTGGTGGAAAGAATATAGTTTTATTTGCACAGGGGGATGAAGGGGAGACGAAGGAGGGTATTGTAATAAAACCTAATTCTTTACAGCAGGCAGCTATAAATAATATTATTAAACATTGTGAACAGGCTACTGACGATCAAGGAGAGCCTGTATGGGGGTATGAGAAAGATTCTGAGGGAAATGATGTACTTGATAAAGATGGTAATAAAATTCCTGCTACGCTTGCCAGTGTAATAGATATGGCATTTAGCAATCAGCTAAGGAATGCTGTTAAAGGAACATTGTATGAAATTATTCCATCTTTTATTATTAGGATGGATGAAATTAATGCTATTACAAACGCTGGTGGTTCAAATGCCACTAAAAATGCTGCCATAAGAAAAGCGGCAATAGAGGTATCAGATTGGTTACGGGAAGTAATAAATGGTCCCAAAAATCTTGATGAAGGGGGCTTTAAAAAATTATTAGAAGCTATTGCGACCGACGCTACAGCGAGAGATATTCCTACATTCTTCGCATCAAAAATTGCTAAAGAGCAATTAGCAATTATAAAAGATAGCGAACTACTTGGCAAATTTTTAGTAAGTGAGGCTGCTGCTTTGCAGGGATGGATGCACACTAATAACATTGGAGCCAAAGATGTAGTTCATCTTGGACTAAACCCAAAGACAGGAGGGAGAGAGGACAATGGGCTTCTCTTCTTTAACGGAGATCAGGCACAGACCTCCGCTGATCTAAATGCATCAATTCGTCAACAGATAACAATTGAACAGATATTTTCTAATACTCCTGAAACTGAACACACACTCTTAGAAAAGAGACTAAAAAGATTAAAGGGGGTAGACGAAAACGGTGAGGAAGTTAGTTTAGTTAAAAATGGTAAACTAGATCGAACAAAACAAGTTTATGTAGTAGGATTTGGTCAGAAAAGAAAATCACATACTGGAAGTACTAAAGGAGGGGAAAGCGAAACAATAGAGAGACAGAATGAGGGAACAGGAGTAACCCCTCTTCGCCCCCTAAAGGGTGGAGGATATGAAGCTGAGGTAGGGGGAAAGTGGGTGAAAGTTAAGAGTATAGAGGAAGGATTTCCAGAAAAAGTTGTAGGGGATTTATTTGGTGGAGATACTACGGCTGAGGATGCTCAGGTGGAATATGGTAGCACGCTAGAAGCGGATATTAAAATATCAGGGAATCTTCTTATAGATTCGCAAACCTATGTAACCCCAGATAGAAAAACAATCAAATCAAATGACCCAGCAGTTATAGCTGGCAGTATCCAACAAGGACTTAAAAGTGTTCTCTCTTTTTCTCAGTACACTTTAACTCATCTAGGTAATTTATTCTTTGATAAGGATAAGAACTCTAAAGATCTAACTAAACCTGATAACCGAGAAAGTCTTAGAGAAGGTGTAGAAAGATTAGGTAGATTTGCTAGAATGAGGAAAGATTATAGTAGTGTTGAGTATGCAGACGATGGAACAGCAATATTTGTGACTGAAGATGAGGAAGGAAATATAACGAGGACTAATGCGAATACACCTCCAACCGATGAACAAGAAAAGCTAAAAAGCCATCAACAAGCTTGCCAAGATCACTTGATTAGAAATTTAATGAGTGTGGCTTATAATAAGAATAATATGAGTCAGGTATTGCAAGCTGATGGTACTGAGGACGAAGCAGGAGAGGTTTTAGTATGGGCACAGAACGGTCCTATCCAGGAGATACTTCAAGCTAGAGATGATGATGCAAAGAGGAAACCTGGACCTAGAAAGTCAAAACCCCAACGACTAACAATAGAAATCAAAGGATATGATGCTGTCTTTAGTGTGGATGGGACGCCTCTAATGAAGTTTTCACAGGAAAGAAATTGGGGAGGGAAAATTGAAGGCGAAGAAGGAAAAGGAAGAGCAGTTACAAGATCCGTAGGTACATTCCTAAAGGGTTCCTGGACTGGGAAGAGTACGGTAACTAAAAAGGATAGAAATAGATATACTCCATCACCCACTACTCAAAATTCTGATCTATTCTATGAGTTTTTAAAAGGACAACAAACTCTTTTAGAAAAACTCCTTACTTCATCCACAGAGCATCATAGCTTTCAAGTATAGATTCAAATAGATAAACATTATAGCTAATAATAAATCCATCTAGTTTTTTAAATATTTGAATACATTTATACTGACTCCCAAACTTTATATAAGCGGGTATTATAGCTAGTGTAGGCTGTCTATCCTGTTTGAATATCACCATTGGGATTGTGTAACATTTTCTCGAATCTTTTTCACATTGGTTTATAAATCCCCAGAACTCGCTATTA